TTTCTTTACAGAATATTTTCATAATTATTATTTTTATTTACAATAATAAATAAAATATTTATAATATACAAATATTTTATTTATTATCAACAAATCCTCGGTATTTATTTGTTTGATTAATACCAACCTGTATTGTTTCTTTATTTTTTGCTTCTGTTAACCCTTTACTATTATATGATTCTTTTGTTAAAACATTTTCAAATGTAGAGTTAGCATAAAAATTAGTATCAATAGCTCTTTGTAGTACATCTACCGCAGTTTGCATTGATTGACCACCTAATACATGGAAACTCATTTTAACATCTGCAATCATTGGTTGTACGCCATGTCCTTCTGGGTTTAAATCATAAGTTTGTAAGTAATCTATATCAATACTAGTTATAGCTATTTTTGTATGTAAGAAGTCACCTAATCTTAAAACACATATAGGCATCTTACCAAATATACTATTATTAGCACTATTAGTACCACCACCAATTGTTTTACCAGGTCTAACTAATTGGTTTAAAAATGTTAATCTATTATGGAAATCATAAGGTGTTTGTGAGTGATATGCTGGTCTAAATGAATCTCTATATTCATACCCTTCTAATTTACTATAATCAATTTCTGTAATACTTTTTTTGAATGGTATTTCCCAATCTTTAAAATCAGTATTATCATCTTCTTTTATAGTGTCATTTCCACTATCTGAATCCTTCTTATTATTTATTTCAGTAACTGTTGGTTTAATATCTATTGAAGATTGAGCTACATCACCAGCTGTTTTATTAATAGAAACTAATCTAGCGTTTCTGGAATCAATAGCATTTGTTGTTGTAACCTCATCATCTTTACCAGTAGCATTGTCTTCACCATTAGATGATATAATAAATTTTATTTTTCTATCATCATTGGTGAATGTGAATTTAGTATTTTTATTATCAGTAGTTGTTATTGCAACAGGGTTATTACCAACTTTTTTATTTACAAAAGTTGTATCATAAAAATTATTACTTTCTTTAAATGTTAAATTACTTAATGAACTATTTTCAATAATATATCGATAAAAATCGTATGCACGTTTAAAACCTAGTGTAGTATTATAATTTGAACCATATTTTTTTGATGCATTACCTTCAATAATTATATTTATATTTTTTGCATCATTTTTATTGTCTAAAAAAGATATAAGTATTGAATTGAATAAGTCATTAAAAACTTTATTTTTACCAGTACTTTCATATGTTGGGTCAACTTCAAATAAATCATTACCGAAATAAATAAATAAATTTTCTATCGGACTTTTAAAATTAGGTTGAACTTCTGGTGTTACTGTTCCACTAATAACTGGTGTTTTATCTGGTAATGGTTCTTTACCTATATTAACTTTATCAAAAATATCATTACAATTATCATAATAATTAGATAAATCTTGATTATTTTTAATTATTGGGGAATTAGCACCTAATGGATAATCCATAATTAATGTAAATGATAGATTTACTGTTCTTGATGCACCTGCATAAGAAAATACAGGTTCTATTCTACCGATGAATCTTTGTTCATCTAATTTAGCACCTAAACTTTCAGAAAATTTAACACCATAGAATGGAAACCACATAACACGTCCACCGTAAGCACCTTGTTCTGAATAAGGTAAATTACTATATGACTCATGGTCAAATGCTAAATTTTCGAATGAAAACATAAATCTTTTAAAATCTTTATGTGTATTACCTTTTTCAGGAAACATTTTTGGTACAATACTATCAAATAAAACAGAATGTTCATTACCATTACCCCCACTTCTTAATGCTCTACTAAAACCTTTTGTTAAATATTCATCATTTTTACGAAAACTTCTGCAATCATTTTTACCTTTCCAAATAACACCATTTTTACTTGTATCATTATATAAAATAGTTCTATTATCTATATTAGCACCTGCATCAGTATCTGTTTTAGTTATTTGATGTGTATAATATAATAACCCTCTTCTAATATTATTTTCTGTTGGTAATTCTTCACCCCATACAATATTTTCATTAGAACCGAAACCATCTTCTTTAATAGCATTTCTAATAGCTTTATCATTACCAAGTGTTTCAGCTAATGTTATTTTATGTTCAATTTTGTTTTCATCAATAAATGTTGAAACATTTGCTGTTCCATTTTCTATTCCACTATATTTATCTGAACTATTTGAATTTCCTTTGGTATAATCATATGTAATTCTATTCATTAATACATTATCACTAGTACCATCAGTAAAATTACCTAATCTACTTTTATTAATAGCTATATTACCATAATTTCTATAAAAATTGTAATTACTTTGTGTATCGATAATATGTTTTGTAAATTCACCTGATATATTATAATAATCTTTTGTTCCTGGTTGTTTCCCTACAAATGTACCTTGGACAAATTCAGCTGTATAGCCGACATTTAGACCTTTTTTAATTCCATTTAATATTGTTTCAAAACCATTATCACCTTTTGTACTAATATTTGTTATAGTATAATCTTTAAATCTATAATTACTACCTTTTCCTATTAAACCAAAACTTAATTTACTTAAAATACCGCCATCTACTATTGTATTTTTTTGTAATGCTAAATGACTGTAATTATAAAAAGCTGATATAGCTAATCTTTCTGCACCTATTTGAACAATAGGTGTATTGTCTATAATAGCTTCGGCAGCACTTATTAAAAAATTTTGTCTTAAATCAAATGAAGTATATTTTTGTACAAGATTAATTGATTTTGTTAATTCATCATTATTTAAATCATAAACTGATTGTGGTTTATAATCATTTTGTAATTCAAGAAAATCTCTGTATTTCTTACTATTAGTTAAAAGACCCATTTTTATGTTTATTTTAAATAGGGTAAATAAAAAAAACCTGAATTTTGAAGTTCAGGTTTTTAGTAAATTAGTTATAATTATTTTTATTCATTCGCAAGTAAATCACCAATCATATTTTCTAACTCTACATTAAGTTTTTTACTTTTCCTAATATAATTTTCTTGAATATTTCCAGGTATATTACCTATCGGTGGTTCTGTATTATCCATTTTAGGTGCATTATCAACATTCATACCTTCTGCATTGTCCATACCTGGTATTTCATTATTAGTAGGTGTTTCTTCACCATTTTCATTTGGTTTATTTAATAAACTATCTGCTGAAATTATACCTTTTCTTAAATAAATTTCTAATTCATCAAATATACCTGAACGTTTAATAATTAATGGAGCATTTTTAATTTCATCACCGACAATATTTTCAACCATTTGTTTTTTAATATCATCCATAATCTCATCATCTGACATGTTGAATAATAATCTTTTTGCATTGGTTTCAGACATTGGTTTAATACCTGTTTCATTTGATGTAGTTAATTTTTGATATAAATCAACTTTACTAGTCCATGTTTCTACTTTTAACATATCTGATTGTGTAGATGGGTTAGTTAGTGATAATTTAAAATCTTTAATATCATTATCATCATATCCTAATAAACAAAGATGAATAATAGCTATTTTATTTAATTCTTGTATTAATGATTGTTGTATTCTGTTTACTTTTCTAGCAAATCTAACATCTAATTGTGATAAATTTTTACCACCACCATCTGATGCACCTTCTTCTGAAAAAGAAAGAAATGCTTTTGGTACACCTAGTCCACAGAATAAATTATCTCTTAAATAAGTTATATCAGCAATATCTGACATATTACTTGCACCTGGTAATGTTTCAATTGGATTAGGTGAACTTTCAGTTCTAGTTGCAATAAAAATATCTTGTTCAACTGTTGCTGGATTAAATTTATAATTTATTTGACCAGTAGCAGGGTCAACAATCATTGATTTTTTAAATTTGGATGCAGCTTGTTGTACCAACATAGGTATATCAGCAGGGTCAGCGTTACCAACGTTTACTTTTATAACTCTTCTATCAGCAGCTCTTGTTGCTCTGTAAATTAACATAGCATCTTCACACATTCTTAACATTCTCCATATTGTTCTTACTGGATTTAAAACAGATGAACCGTATGGTAACATTTTATCATCACCTAATAATCTAAAATGTCCTACGTTCCATAAAGCGTATTCTTCATTAATAGTTTTATTAATAAATTTTGTTACAACTTTATTATCAACAATTTTTTCTTCTCTATCAATTTCTAATGTTGTTAATTGTTTACAACCAACAACACCTCTATCTTTTTGTGTTAATAAGTAAATAAAATTATCACCATATTTACACATATTTCTTGTCCAAAATGGTAAATTAGAGTTTATATCTAAAATATTATAATATAAATTTTCTAAATCTTTTTTTATTGTGTGATTATCTGAATAAACTGTTAACATTTTACCGTTATCACCTATTGTTGTACTTTCTTCTGCATATAGATTTAAAGCTTGTGCAATTATTGGATAAGTTTCCATTAATTGATAATCTATATTCGCTGGGTAGCGTAATGATTGTGCTTGTAATTGTTTAGTGTCAGAATCTTTAACTAATTTATCAAATTGACTTTGAAAAAAGAAATCTTGTTGTAATTCTAATTTTTTAACTTCGAATTCTTCACTACTATTTGCTGTTAACAAACCTTTTGAATATTGTGTGTTATCTACGAAATCATTTGCATTGGCAAAACCCAATGTTTTACTTAATTTTTTGTAGACTGATGTTTTATTTTCCATTTATTAATTTTAAAAAATTAAAATGCTATTGTTAGTTGGCTAGTTTCACTATAAAAATCATCTGAATATACAAAATTAATTGTAATAATCATAGTATTTTCTTCTGTTTTTTCAAAAACTACTTTATTAATTGTAAGTTTTGGTATATATTTATTAACAGTATTCTTTATTTCTGTTTCAATATCTGATTCAGTTAATGTATCATTTGGGTCAAATAAGAATTTTTCAAGATTTGTACCATAATCCCTTAACATATATCTACTACCTTTTTTTGTTAAAATTAAAAGCATTAGATTACTTTTAATACCATCCATAGTAATTTCATTTCTCTTTAAAAAGAAATTATTTTCAACGTCATCAGTTAAAGGAAATTTAATATTAATATAAGACATTATTTAACTATTTATATTAAATAGTTAAAATAATGAGTTCGAGTGCAACGGAATACGAAAGATTAAATAAATTATTTAATCTTTTGAATAAAAAGTATATTAATCTAGATAAAAAATTGAACAAAGTTGATAATGAAACAGAACAAAGATTAGTTTCAGATGAGATGGAAAGCATACAAGAAAAAATGTCTGAGATTAGTACTAAATTAGAATCTTTAACTAGTAACGAAAATATAGTTATTAATGAAATTGTACCATCAGAAGTTCCAACTAAAACAATAAAATTTAGTAATCAATTAAATTCAAAACTTTGGGATAAAGGTGAGTTACTTAAACCAGAAGTAAGAATAGCAATATTAAAAATTAGTAAAAAATATATTGATTCAATTGATAAAGATATTAAATTTAAAGATATTGTTTTAACTGGTTCAATTGCAAATTATAATTATAATGAACAATCTGATTTGGATATACATATTGTTGTTGATTATAAAAATATTGGTGATGATGAAAATTTATTATTAAAATATTTTAAAGGAATTAAAGATGATTGGTCAAATAAATATAAATTAACTATATATGGTTATCCTGTTGAGATTTTCATTCAAAATGAAAGAACACCAATAGAATCAGCAGCAGTTTATTCTGTATTAAATAATAAATGGATACAAAAACCTGAAAACGATAAACCAAACTTTAATATTAAAGAAATTAAAAATATTTCAGCAAAATTTATTAATAAGTTTGATGATATTAAAAAAGATTTTAAAGTTAATAAAGATTATACTAAAACATTATCTGAAATTGAACTAATAAAAAAAGAGATTAGTGATATGCGTAAAGTAGGTTTAGATAAAGAAGGTGAATTTTCAACTGAAAATCTTTCATTTAAATTATTAAGAAATTTAGATATATTAAATAAAATAAATCTATTTAAAGAGAAATTAATCAACAAACAATTAAGTTTAAAAGAGAATCGTGTAGTTGTAAATAAAAATAAGAAACAAGGTAGGTTGATTACAGAAACTTCTGTACAAGGTAAAACTATTATTAATGTTGATATACAACCTGAATATGAAAATTATATTTCATTTGATTTAAATAAATGGGTTAATTTTATTAATCAAAGTAGTAATTCAAATAGAATTGTTTTTTTATATAATGGTGCTGATACATTAGGCATGGTTAGTGAGTCAGATTATATTAATTGGTTAAATGAACTAGGTATTGATGAAGATGTTCTTAATAACGCTACATTTTATGATAAAGGTTATGCGTTTTTTAGATATTGTATAGATAGTTCAATAGATGAAGATAATATTGTTGATTTAGTTAAATATATGTTAAAACATGAGATAAATGATAGTCGTGAGATTGATGAAGAAATGTGGGACAACTATATGGAAGAAACTGGTCATAATCAACAAGATGTTAGAGATTTACTTGAATCTGCTGATGATATGATTAATATACCTGATTTGATGGATTTTTTAAAAAATTACTCAAATATAGTGTTAACTGGTGGTGGTGTTAATGAATGTTTAAAAGAAGTAGAGATAGCTTTATTAAGTTTGAATAAAAATTTTAATACATTATCTGAATTTGTTTATTAAGAATAAATAAAATAACTCTAATAAAAGAAGAAACTAAATAAAATACTATTTAATTATAAAATAATAAAAATATGTCTAATAGAAAACTTACACCAGAAGAACTTAAACAAAAAATGATGTTTTTAGCTGGTACATCGAATATTAATGAATCAGTTGCAAAAACAACAAATAAAAATTCTAAATTATTATATCATAAAAAACTTGCTGATGGTAGAGTTTATGGTATTATTCAGGAATGTCAACATTATTTTGTAAAAGTAAATTCTAATCCAACTGAAAATATTAGTGTTAATGATTTCGCTTTTATTGGAGGGGTTAATAATGCTTTACATGAAAAATTTAATTCTTATTTTGATGCAAAAAATAGAATTAATGGTAAATCAATTTCACTTAATGAAGCTTATGGTACATATAATGTACTAAATGAAGATGTATGTGAAAAATGTGAAGAAGAGGAAGAAGTTTTAGATGAGGAAATTGAAAAAACACCTGAAAGTTCTGAGAAAGAAGAAGTTTTAGATGAAAATATCCCTTTAAATAAAGATATTGATGCTAAGAAAGTTGAAGCACCTGTTGAAACACCAAGTGAAGTTCCTGTTGAAGCACCAAGTGAAGCACCTGTTGAAGTTCCTGTTGAAACACCTGTTGAAGCACCTGTTGAAACACCAAGTGAAGATGCACCAATGGTAGATGCAACCGATTTAAAAGATTATAATCCTGAATCTGGTGAGTCTACACCCTCAGTTACACCCTCATTAGATAGTGAAGATGGTGAAGATAGTGGTGATACTGTTAATGATATACAATCATTGATTGGTAAATTAACACAAAAATTATCTACTATTGATACAGTTGAACCATCTTTGGCAAAAACAACATTGAATAGTGTTATTTCAGCTACAAAAAGTGGTATAGCACAATTCACTGATAAAGAAAAAGAAGATTTCAAAAAAAGAATTGATACTGGTGGAGAAAAATTAGATGAAGAAATTGCTAATTTAATGGAATCAAATTTCGGTAAGAGATTATTAAAAAAACTTATTAAAGAAGAAGTTGATATCTTAAAAAAAAAATCTAATTTAAATGAGTCTGATGATAAAGTAATTGTAAAAGGTGGTTATTATAAATTTAACCCTTCAACAAAAACTTTTCAAACTACATTAGTTAATAAAGAAGGTGAACCTTATCCTGGTGAAGAATTTAATAAAGAAGAAGAAGCTGTTAGTTTTTTATCAGCTTCTTCTTTAAATGAAAATGAAGATTCTGATGATGTTTTAAAGG